AAGACCAAAAATAAATATGTTTTCAAATGTCATTCAAGTGGAAGATATGGTGATGGTGTCAATCTGGTATCATACATGTTAAAGTTAGACTTTGTTGATACTTGCAAAAGAATTATCAAGGATTACACTAAGTTTGTCAATGATGGTGATGATAGTTTTATTTCTAATGAATTAGAATTTACTAACTGGAGAGTGACAAGCCATGTTGTGAGAAACTGGATGAAGAAAGATGCAGAGTACTGGTTAAGTTATAACATTGGAAGCAGTCTTCTAAACACATACACTGTAAAACCTCTTGAGAAATTTGAAATGAGTGAAATTGATGCTACATCTGGTGAAGTTTTAAGAACAGTAGGTTCAGATGAAATTTCATATGGCTACTTTACAAAAGATGGTGAGCTTTACAAAATTTACAAACCTTTTAATAGAAAGCGTAAGTTTTTGAAGATTCAGGACTTTACACAAGGTTCTGAGCAACTTCAAAAGTTCCCAACTCTTGTTATCACATCTTCTTTAAAAGATATAATGGCAATTAAAAGCTTAGGTTTAAGAGTAGATTGCATTGCACCTGATAGTGAGTCTACAAAAATTAGCAAAGAGCAGTTAAAAGCGTATGCAAAGATCTACAAATACATTGTAGTGTGTCTAGATAGCGATGATGCAGGTATAAAAGCTATGAAGTATTACAAAGAGAGGTATAATCTTCCCTTTATGTATTTACCAAGAGAGAAAGACATTAGTGATATTGTCAAACACCATGGTAAAAAGATTGCTTTAGAAGACTTTTATCCTAAGCTTCATAGAGCTATGGAAAGTTATTCCCCAAATTTTGACAATGAGTAATTGGATTTACAAAGATGAAAGTGGTATTCCTAGAGAAATACTTTCAATTGATGATTTACCTAATAGCAAGGAAGCTGTGGGGTTTGTGTACAAGATAACCAACAAGGTTACTGGTACATTTTATATAGGTAAGAAGAGTTTATACTCTGAAAGAAAAACAAAGATTTCCACTAGAGAGAAAGTGGCTACTGCAACCAGGAAAAAGTTTAAGCAAGTAGTCAAAGAATCTGATTGGAAGAAATACTGGGGGTCATGTGTTGAACTTAAAGAACATGTTCAGATATTCCAACCCAGTAATTTCAGTAGAGAGATTATTGAAGTATGTTGCTCTAAAAAATACCTTGGCTTTTGTGAGATTGTGCACCAGATTAAAAATGATGTGCTTACTGCTAATAGCTACAATGGTAATATAATGGGGAAATACTTTCCTGGTGATATGGAAAATTGTAATTGTGATTGATATGAAAAAATATTTGGTGGAAATTCCTATCTCAGAAAGAATCCAGAAAGAACTTGAGTTCTATGGAAAAGATTTCTTAATGTCTTACTCTGGTTTGAGCAAGTTAGCATATAGCCCTGTTAACTTTTACATGCATTATGTGCTTAATCAAAGAGAAGATAGTTATGACAAGAACACGATGGAAGGTTCACTTATCCATTGTTTGTTATTAAACCCTGAAAAGTTTGATGAAGAGTTTGTAATCAGTATTGCTGATCTACCTTCTGACAACGCACGTAACGTGATTAACATTATATTCAATCACTATAAAGAAGTTTCAGCGCATGGTGACACAAGAGTAGACTTAGCTGAGTTTGCTCCTGCAATACTGGATGTTCTAAAAGATATAAACTTATATCAATCTTTGAAGACAGACGCACAGCGTGTAGACAAAATGCTAGTTGAAAAAAATGTTGCTTATTTTGACTACTTAAAAAAAGCAGTAGGGCGTGTAGTGATTGACAGTGATACTTATAATTTTTGTAATTCAGTAGTATCTAAAATTAAGAATACACCTTATGTAATGGACATAATGGGTTTCTTTGCAGACTCTTTTAGTCTTACACAAAAGTTTAATGAGATACAACTTGTTAAATTTGAACACAGTCCTAACTTTGGATTGAGAGGTATCATTGACAATTTGGTTATTGATGCTGACAACAAAGAGATTAGAATTAATGACTTGAAAAAGACTGCAAAAACTGTTACAACTTTTACAGACAGTATTGAGTACTTTAAATATTATCTCCAAGCTGCCATGTATAAAAAGCTTGTAGAGCATGTGTATTTGTCTCAGCCAGAATATGCAGATTACAAAATTACATTCAGATTTATTGTTGTTGACTCACTAATGCAAATTGCTCCTATCAAAGTTACCGATGAGACAATGAAAGTGTGGGATGAGAAACTAGAAGAGGAAATCAAAAAAGCCAATTTTCATTTTGATACAAAGAATTTTGATCTTCCATATGAGTTTTTAATTAACAACAATGAACTTGAACTATGATTAAGAGCCTCTACAAAGACTATTTTCAAAAGTCTTATACCTTTTTGTATCCTTTATTAGGATTCAAGAAAAAGTCTACACCATTCAAGCCAGTTCAAACTTATGTGAGCTGGCCTGGAGAAGTAGCAACAACTGATAGAAAGTTGATTTGTGTCTATGAAATACAGGATACTCAATCCTGGCATGACTTTGAAACAAAAGTTTTGTTATCACATCCTATGTTGGATTCAGTAGAAAAAACTGAAGATGGTAAGATTGCTTATGTCTTTGATTTACATACATTTAAAAATGATTTTGACAAGTTTCTAAGTGGTAGATATTCTACATTTAGCCAAGATGCTAAAAAGCATATATCAGATTATTATGGCATACATACTCCTGAGTGGGTGTATGTAGAGTCATTCTTATTTCCAAAGAAGTATTTCAAGTCTTATGCTGAAATACTATTAGTACCAGTTGCTTCCTTAGAAAAAGTTGGTGAACTTTGCAATAAGATGAATGAAGAAAAAGAAACCCTTAAATTTTAGTATATGAACAACATGATGATTTATTCTGCAAAGTGGAATGATACAGAAACTTTTCGCATGATACCTATGACTGAGAATTGTCCTTTTAATGAGGCAATTTATGATCCAACAGAAAAGGTTCTTGCTGTTATTAGTAAAGACTCAAAAGAGAAACCAATGATGATGCCTAGATTGTCTGACAAAGGTTTACCAATGCCATCAAAAAGAGCTGATGGTAGTTTAGGATTAGTTGAACAAAGAGTGATTATGAATACTTATTATGAGTATTACATTTCTGAGAAAGCTGATATCAGAGAGTTTGTAGAGAAATTTGCTATTAACCCAGGTCACAAAGCTTTTTTATCATTCATAAAAGAGAAGTAACATGAGGCATCGCGAATTCTGGGTGATGGATTATGAAACCATTGTCAACTCTTTTATTGCAGTGTTTGAAGCACATGGTAGTTCAAAGCGTGAAGTTTTTATTATTAGTAAGTATCAGAATGATACAGAGAGGTTTATTGAATTTCTTAATGAATCAAGAGAGTGTAATGATTGGCATCTAGGTTATAACAATATAAACTTTGATGCTCAAATTACTGAACACATCTTGGCTAATCAAGAAGAATACCTGACTCATAGTGCATTTGGAACTGGTGATGAAATTGCAGGCATGATATACGCCTATGCTCAGTATGTAATCAGAAAAGCTGACACTGGTGAATTTTTAGATTATCCAGAGTTCAAGATGACCATACGCTGTGTAGACATATACAGGCTGAATCACTGGGACAGTAATGCAAAACGTACTTCCTTAAAGTATGCTCAGTTCAGTATGGATTGGGAAAATGTAGAAGAGATGCCTCACCATCATTATGAGAAAGTACCTAGCAAAGAAGTAGAAGACATGGTTGTTGATTATTGTATCAATGATGTTGGCTCTACAAAAGCTATATTCAATCTTAAAGATAAGAAAGGCAACAAGCTAATGAGCAATCAGATTAATCTGAGAGCAAAATTAAGTTCTACATACAATGTTAACTTGTATTCTGCAAGTGAACCAAAGATATCCAAAGAGATATTCTTACACTTTTTATCTGAAAAGTTACGTATTGACAAGAAAACAATACGCAATATGAGGACATATCGCAAGAATGTTGTCATACGCGATATATTGTTACCCTATGTAAAATTTGATTTACCTGAATTTCAAGGTATGTACAATTGGTTTAAAAATCTGGTTGTAGATACAATTATACTTGATGGTAGTGATGATCAAATTAAAAAGAAAGGTCCAAAACACAGAATGATATACAAAGGTGTGCCTACTGACTATGCGTTAGGAGGTATTCATGGTTGTATTAAGTCTGGCATATATGAACCTAAACCTCATCAGAAGATTCTTAGTGTGGATGTAACCAGTTACTATCCTAATTTAGCTATTAGAAACAAGTGGTCTCCAGCACACATTCCAAAGAAAGAGTTTTGTGAACTGTATGAATGGTATTTTGAAGAAAGAAAGACTTATCCTAAGTCTGACCCTTTGAACTACCTATTTAAAATTGTGTTGAACGCTACTTATGGTTTAAGTAAGAGTAAGTATTCATTCTTGTATGATCCAGAATTGACCTTCAGAATTACTGTCAATGGTCAATTGTTGTTATCTATGCTGTATGAAATGATTGCTATACAAATACCATCAGCACAACCTTTGATGCAAAATACAGATGGTTTAGAATTTATTGTTGACAAGAAAGATGAAGAACTGTTCTTTAAGATTTGTAAAGAATGGGAAGATATGACGCAACTTCAACTGGAATCAGTTGAATATTCCAAAATGATTATAGGTGATGTAAATAACTACATTGCAGTTTACGCAGATGGCAAGACTAAATGTAAAGGTAGGTTTGAATATGATGAACTACCTCTGCATAAAAATAAGTCTATGCTTGTTGTACCAAAAGCTTGGTATGAATACTTTGTAAATGGAGTTGATCCAAAGGACTACATCAAAACTAACAGAAACATATTTGATTACTGCATTGGTTCTAAAATCAAAGGTGATTGGTATTTTGAAGAAAGAGGTGTAGAACATAGTACAGCTTATGCAAAGAAACTGCAAAAACTTGTAAGGTACTTTGTATCCAAAAAAGGTATGAAGATCATCAAGTGTAATCCTGATGGAAGGGAAATTCAGTTAGAAAGTGGACCACATTTATTGACATTGTTTAATAAATCTTATACTGCAGATTGGGAAGAATATAACATCAATGAGAAATTTTATCTTGATAAAATCTATGATGAGATTCTGAAGATTGAAGCAACATCTGTGGTGGTTCCTAGCAATAAATACGTTCAGTTAACATTAGAATTATGAAACGCACATTAACAGGTTTTGATGCATTTGCAAAAATGATAAGTGTAGAATTACCAGAAAAAACAAAAACATACACACCAATATCACATATGCATATAGTAGATCGTGTGAGAAGTGAAATAAGAAATGCAGGATTTTCTATTGTAGCAGAATCATTCAAGTGTTCCCAAGATGGCATGGTTGCCCTTGGGTCAATGATGATAAACTACAAGTCTGATCCTGAACTGGTACTTGCAGCAAACTTTGTAAATTCTTATAACAAGCAATTTGCTTTTAGATTTAGCTTAGGTGCTGTTGACAAGTTATCAGGTTCTTATATGATTATTGATGACAAAAAATATGGCTCTTACAAAAGAGTACATAAAGGTGCTGCAGACTTATTAGCAGCAGGTAAAATCCAAGAAATTATAAATGGTGCAGATGATTACTGGACTGGTCTTTTAGATAGCAAAAACTTATTTATAAGAACTTTTGCTACTATTGATGAGGCTTATGGTTATGCTGCAACTTTATTCTTTAAAACTGGCATTCTTAATACAATGCAAATGAACACCATTAAGACTTTGTTTAAGAGTTACCTTGATGAAAAGAAAGAAGAGTATATTTCTCTTTATGATTTTCATAATATCATAGGACAATCTTTACAAGATGCTCATCCTTCTGAGTGGTTGGATCATCAAATAAAACTGCATTCTTACTTGTTAGATATAACAAAACCAGATGCTGAAAATCTTGATGAGGTATTTGATGAAACAGAGGAGGAAGTTAAAGATGATACTTATAGATTGCCAAGCAAAGAAGAATGGGAAGAAGCATGTAATATTAACGTAACTGATGAATTACCATGATTGATGTAATTAAATCTTCATACTGTGTGATAATGAAGAAAAACACAAAGGTGAATAAACTTGAGCTATTAAGAAGATATCTTAAGTTGAA